CCTCCCCCCGTTTCAGCGCTTCGACGTGAATTCGATGTGCTTCGCTCGCGCGCCATACGGCAGTGCTGGCCTCGTCGGCGGTCAGCGCACCGACGCGCTCCGCCCTCCCGATGTCGGCAAGCGCCGCTGCGTGGGCCTGCTCGGCCGCCCAGAGCGGATTGTACTTGGCACGCAGCGCGTCCAGCTCGGCGCCGTAGGCGGCGATGTCGGCGCCGCGGTTAGGCACGATGGTCTGCGAGGCGGCGCTCGTCTCGGCCGCGCGCTTGGCGGCGGCGGCACGGCCGGCGATCGCCGACGTCGTCCGCTCGAAGGCGAGCTTGATCTCGGCTTCCCGCTGAACACGGAGCGCGCCATCGATGGCGCCGAGACGATGAGCCTCGCGCACCTCCGCGAGGGCGGCTTCGTAGCGCAGCGTCGCCGCGGTCGTCGGGTCGAACTGAGCCCGCAGCTCCCGCAGGCTGGTCGCCAGTGCCGCCTGGGTCGCGCCGATCTCGGCCGAGGTGGCGGCGATCGCCATGCCCATGCCGTCGAACCTGACGGCGCTCGCCGCCTCGAGGGTCGCCTTGAGCTGGCGCACCCGATCCGCCGCGGTCGCCGTCGTGGCGACGATGGTGCGGCCGGCAGCCTCGAACGTCGCGCCCATGGCCGAAGCGCTTCGCGAGGCGGCGTCGGCCGCACCACCGACCTCAGTGATCTGCCGGCGTGCGTCACCGGTCGCCGGCTTCAGGCCGGCGGAGGATCCGGTGATCTCGATCGAGAGGCGCAACGGTCCGGCCATGGATCAGTCGCTTTCGTTGAGGATGGTCAGCGCTTCCGCTTCCATCGCCTGCAGGTCTTCGAAACTGGCGTCGGGATGTCTCGCCAGCACCCGGTCCAGGCCGCCGTAGTCGAGCCCCAGCCACATCACGAACCCGAAGCCGGCGGCGGCCCGCCACTGGGTCGCTGCCGCCAGAAACGCGATGAGGGTCGGCCAGTTCTCCGGCCAGACGTCGATCTCGGTCGGCGCGGTCGGGATCTCCGTCGGGACAGAGACCCCGAGCGCCGCGGCCTGGGCGAGCACGTCGGCGTCGACCGCGGTCGCCGTCGAAGGATCGAGACGGCCGGTGCGGGCGTAAGCCCATGCCCGCGCGGCCGCCGTCAGTTTCCCAGGCGCGCCGCCTCGCCCGTCAGCGATTCCCGATAGGCGGCGTCGAGGGCATGGCGGAACCACGGTTCCTGCGCGGCAGCCCGCAGCGTCAGCGGATCGAACGGAACAGGCGTGCCGGTCGCATCGGTCACCTCCTCCCAGCCGACCACCCGCGCGAGGAGACTGGCCAGCACCGCGTCCTCCCGCTCGATCGGCGGCAACTTCTCGATCGCCTCGAGCTCCACGATCGCCTCGTCGCGACGCGGCGCTTCGAAGAGCGCGATGAACCGCTGCTCTTCGATCGTGCCGGCCCCGGTGCCGGGGACGCGGACGGTCACGGGCCAGCGGTAGCGGCGCTTTTCGGTCAGTACGAACATGGTCGGCTCCTTTTCGAAACGGCTTCGAAGTCACTTGACGACGATGGACAGCTCGTCGTTGCCGGTGCTCGCCGAGGGGCAGAACGCAAGCGGCAGCGTGTTGTTGAGGATGTTGTTCGACGAGCCGAACGTGGGCTTCCCGACTTCGACGGCGGGCGCCGCGATCTGGATGATGTTGCCGGCGGTCAGACCATGGGTGATCGCCAGCGCACCGCGGGCGCGGGAGATCGCCTTGGCGAACCAGTCGATGTTGGCGACCTGGTCGGCCTGAAGAGTGGTCGAGCCGGTGGTCTCGCGATTGGTGATCTCGATGCTTTCCGAGCCGACGAGCAACCGCGGCTCGACCATGTTGCCGAGATCGAGCGAGAAGGTCTCCATGACGGCCGAATAGCCGTGCAGCGTGAAGACGGGGGTATTCGTCTTCGACGGAACGAGCGGCTTCGGCGGCGTCGGCCACGTCGGCGCAGGCATCGCCGTGTCGGTGATCGTCCCGTAGAGGCCGGTCAGCACGTACTTGATGACCGGCAGCTTCTGAGCGTCCATCGACACCGACAGAGATCCGCGCACGCCGAGCAGCACATGGCGCCGGCCGTCCATGTGCCAGTAGAGGCTCACCGCCTCTTGGCCGGACGTCACCGGCGCGTAGGTGACGGACGTCGTCGCCAGGATCGTTTCGGACATGCCGCAGGCACGCGCCAGCACGCCCCACGCCGGCACGGTGCCGGCGGCGCCCGATCCCGCCAGTTCGACGCCGCACTCGAGCTTCGCGTAGTAGCCGGCCAGGATGACGCCCTGGTGGCCGAAGTACGGGGCATTGACATCACGCTTGATCTCTTCGGCTTCGAGGGGCGTGAAAGTGACGTCACGCACCACCAGCGCATTGGCCGCGCCGGTCGGCAACGCGTCGGTGCCATAGCCCGTCTCGATCTTGGCGAGCAGCAGCAGCTTGTTCTTCTTGATCGCGGCCATGGTCAGGCTCCCCTGCGCTTGGAGGTCGGCGCCGGCGCGTCACCGGCGGTCTGGTCGGTCTGGTCGGTCTGGTCGGCCTCGGACGCCGACGAGAGCGTCGGCGCGGGTTCGGCCGCGGGCTCGGCGATCATGGCGGCCAGGTCGGCCACCGGTTCGGATCCGCCGCGCTCGACGAGCGTGCGGAGCCCGGTAACCGGATCGAGGATGTAGGAGCCGCCCTCGGACGGGTTGACGGTCTGATCGCTCATGAGACGCCCTCGGCGTAGCGGGCCGTGGCCCAGGTGGAGACGTGCCAAAGCACGCCGTTCTTCGCGGGCTGCGACCGGATTCCGACCAGCGTGATCGGATCCGCGTCCTGCGTCGGCTGCCAGCCGAGGAGAACCGCTTCGAGCTTGGCGTCGACTTCGTCGGTCGCGGCTCGGCGGGCGGCACCCTTCGCATCGCCGTAACGCCGGATGCAGACGGCCACGAGGAAGATGACCCTGACCCGCTGAAGCGCCGGCCCCGTCGATCGCTCGTTTTCCGTCGGCTCTTGGGCGAAGGGCACGACGAAGGCGGACATGTCAGCCGGCGCGGCTCCCTCGGCGAGCGCCGCGAGATCCTCGCCGGAACCGATCGAGCGGATCAGCGGACCGGCGGCGCTCGAGAGGCGGTCGATGACCTGGTCGAGCATCACAGCCACCCGTCGAGCGATCCGGCCCCGAAGACGGGAGCATCGGAAGAGACGCCGATGCCGCCGCTGGCCGGGGCCGCCGGCGGGCTGCCGGTCAGAGCCGAAGGGAGCGCCATCCGGCCGCTCGCTGCCGCCTGCAGCCCGGCCAGGGCATCCTTCTGGTCGCGGACGACATGATCCGGCGGACCGTCGCGATGGAGCGTGTAGCGCGCGAACGCCACCGCCCAGCTCTTGACGATTGCCGGAACCGGCTGAAGCGGCAGGGCGTAGCGGGTGCCGAGCCAGGCATCGATCTGCACGCCGGCCGCATCGATCGCCGCCTCGACGACGGAAGCATCGACGACACCGTCGCGGTCGCGATCGGCGACCTGGAGCAGTTCGTCGGTGCCGGCGCGGTCGACGAGATCGGCGAGCGTGCAATAGGCCATGGCGCGCTCCGATCAGGCCGCGGCAATCGCGCCGGCGTCACGCAGAGCGGCGAGCTGTTCCTCGGAGATCTCCGACGCGGGAATGGCCGCGGTCTCGGTCTCCGGAACGTAGCGGACGCCGTTGTGTTCGACGATCGCCAGGACGGCATAGGCAGCGACGGTCTTGGGCTCGGTCTTCGCGGCCATGTCGAAAGCCTTTCGAATGGATGATGAGAAGGGTGATCGGCGGCCGCGCCGCCGATCGGTCAGGCGGCGATGTTCTCGAAGAAGAAGCCGAGATCGGGAGCGCTGATGACCTCGCGGACGGATTCGCCGGCGCGGACGCGCACACCACCCCGCATGCCGATCTTGGGATCGGGCATCTGGCCCGCCACGCGCGACCCGTACTGGGCCGTGTAGCCGAAGGTCGGCACGGCGCCCTGCGAGTTGGCGAGCTTGTCGAGCCGCAGGAGGGCTGCATGCTTGCCCCAGATCCGGCCGATCGAGGCGGTCTGACCGCGGCGGTTCATGTTCCGCCAGGCCTTGCCCACGATGATGTCGTCGAGCTCGAGCAGATCGGCGACGGCGCGCAGGCTGGCCATGCCGTTCGAGGTGCCCGAAGCCGAGATCGACGAAATGACGATGGGATTGCGCCGCAGCGCCGTCCAGCCGAGCTGGCCGATCGCCATGACGTTCGGCGCCATCACCATCTGGTCGCGGGCATCACCCACGGCTCGGACCGGGTTCGAGGCCGGATCGGACCACTGCGACGTCCCCGAGAGCACCGTCCGGTTCACGACGGGATAGGTCGACGCGTTGAAGACGATGCCGGCCGCGCGAGTTTCGCGGTCGAGCTGCACCAGGTCCCACGTCCGGGTCGCCGAAGCGGCGACCGGATCGTAGTTCGGCGGAGCCTGCGCGATGTCGTCGTTCGGGACGAGGCCGTCGAGAGCGAAGTCCTCGGTGAACGACGGCGTGTCGGTCATGTTGACCTCGATCTCGTTCGGCGTGCCCTTGCGGCCGACCTTGGTCGAGATCAGAGTCGTCGCCTCGCCGAAGTCGAACTTCGAGTACTTGAACTCCGACTTGGGCAGCACCGGATCGAGACGCGGCAGCACCCGATCGGCGATGTATTCGCTGTTCTGGTAGGCGATGATGAGACCGGTCAGGACCGGATCGATCGGGAACGGGGCCGGCATGGGCGGATCCTCAGGTTACAAGATGCCGAGTGGCATCAGTTGACGGGTCAGCCCTGCAGCGAGCCGGGGATGACGAACGCGGGCATGATGTCGCCGGAAACCATCGACGAGAGCGCGACGCCGATCGTCCGCGCATTGACGCCGGCGGCCGGAGCAGCGGCGACGACCTTGCCGTTGGCATCGGACGTCATCGGCGAGCCGCGGGTGATCGTGCCGCCGGCCTGGACGTCGGTGACGCCGAACAGCACGACGTCGACACGCCGACCGGAAGCCGCGCCGTTCGGCTGATCGACCACGCCGATGACGGCGTCGGTCGACGCGGTGGCCGGGACGACGGTGTCGTCGGACGCGCCGAACTTGACGAGCTGGTTGTCGGCGAGCGCGGCGCCGGCGACATAGGTCTTGACGATGAGCTGGTTCATTTCGTGCTCCCACGAATGGCCGCGAGGCCCTTGAGGACGTCGCCGCCGTTCTTCTCGGCGGCGGCTTTGATGGCAGCGCCGATCGCCTGCGGGTCCTGGCCGTCGACGCCCGCTTCGCCGAACGCGAGTTCGCCGGTCGGGACCGGCAGCGGCAGCGCTTCGAGCAGGCGCCCGAGGAGATCCCGAGCCGAAACCTTCTTGGTGCTCTCGCCGTCGGCGAAGTCGATCGTCTCGTCGCCGGCGCGCATCTCGGCGAAGAGCGCCTCCGCGAGCGGTCGGGCGTCCTTGGGCAGCCGACCGGCCGCCACCAGGCCGTCGAGCCGATCGGCGTCCTCGGAGGCGCGACGGGTGGCCTCTTCTTCGGCGAAACGGGCTTCGCGGGCCTCGATCGCGCTCTGTCGCTGCCGGAGATCCGCTTCGCGGGCCTCCAGTTCGGCGGGCGTCGGCATGGACTGATCCTCGTTTTCGGGGGGGTCGGAATAGGCCATCGGGCTCGTCCCGGGCGGCGGGTCGAGTTCGGCGGGGATCTCGGCAACGCGGGTCACGTCCCAGTCGGGCAGCACCTTGTCGGCCGCATCGAGCCCGTCGCTCGCGATCAGGTAGTCGCGCAACGACCGGAACAGGCGACCGATCGCCCGAAAGCCCGAGGCCGTCGCCCAGGAACCCTGCCAATCGGCGAACTCGACGGTGAGACATTCCGGATCGTCGGCGAAGGAGGCCGGCCTGAGACCCTTGACCGCCGGCGGCTGGGCGCCGAGGAACCCGACATGCCGCAGGTAATAGCCCTCGGGGCGCGGGTTGCTCGCCTGACCGGGGCGATAGAAGCTCGCGGAGACCGTCTTGAAACGACCCGCCCGGACGAGATCGGCGAAGGCCGGGTCGACCTGCTCGGGCATGGCCGCGAGCCGATCGCCGTCGACGGCGAGGCTGCCGATCCATCCATATGCCGGCGCGTCGATCGCCGGATGACCGACGACGATCGGCGCCTGCGAGATCGCCGGATCGTAGGCATCGGCGATCGCCTGGAGATCGGCATCGGCGAACGTGATCGCCTCGCCCTGCATCGGCGTGT